ATAATGCTTTCGCATCCGGGTAGATTACCTACGGTAGTAAGTAGCGATCCTATGTCCACTATGGAAGAGTGTGAAGCAGATGTATTAAACAAGGGGATACCCTTTGTAGTTAATAATTATGTACCTCTAGGGTGGGTAGTTGAAAATGCTTATTGCGTTCCTATCTCAGAAGAGAACGGTCTAAAACTAAAATATACACCAAGTTCAGAATCAAAGGAAACTATCTAGATGGCTAGAGAATTAGACGACGAAGAGATTATATCACTGGTAGAAGGTGAAATTAACGGAAGTGCCGAATATCTAGATTCAGAAGTAGGATCTCAACAAGCAAGAGCTATGGAGTATTTCTATGGCGAACCTTTTGGTAACGAGGAGGACGGACGATCTCAAGTAGTTATAACAGACGTACAAGACACAATCATGTGGATGATGCCCTCTTTAATGAGGATTTTTACAGCAGGAGACAGTGTAGTACGCTTTGTACCAGAAGGGCCAGAGGACGAAGTCACAGCAGAACAAGCCACCAGATATGTCAACCATGTATTTTACAAGCAGAACAATGGATTCATGGTGCTATACAATATGTTCCTAGATGCTTTAATATCTAAAGTAGGTATTGTTAAACATTATTGGGAAGAGATTGAAAAGGTAACAACGGAGAAATATGAAAACTTAACGGATCAAGAGTATTCTCTGCTGGAACAGGACGACGATCTTGAAGTGGTAGAGCATGAAGAAATATCCCAAGTTTCCGAAATAATGAACCCATTAACAGGTATGATGGAGCAAATTAACGAACTTACACATAATGCTACCTTTGCCAGAACAACAATGGACGGTAAGGTAACTCTGGAAAACGTACCTCCCGAAGAGTTCTTAATCAATAGAGGTGCAAAATCTATAGAAGATGCTAGGTTTATTTGTCATAGGTCACACAAGTCTAAGAGTGATCTTATCAAAATGGGATACGATCCAGACATTATAGAAGAATTACCGGGATATACTAGTGAAGCAGATGAGATTACAACTAGCCAAGAATATATAGCTAGACATTCCTATGACTCTACAGGAACTTTCCCAGACAGTTCTTCTGTACCATCCGAAACAATGGTCATGGTTAATGAGTCCTATATGCAACTGGATATAGACGGTACAGGGGTTAGTGTCTTACATAAAGTTATACATTCTGGAGATGAGATACTGGACTTAGAGCCAATAGACTATATACCTTTTAGTACAATATGTCCTATACCTATATCTCATAAGTTCTACGGATTAAGTGTAGCGGAAACGGTAGAAGACATACAACTTATTAGATCAACATTGACCAGGAATTTACTGGACAATATGTATTTGGCAAATAACGGAAGGTTTCAGATTGTAGAAGGTCAGGTAAATGTAGACGATTTACTTACAAACCGTCCGGGTGGTATTGTAAGAACACGATCTCCTAGTGCGCTTACACCTATACAAACACCAGCATTGCAACCAGCAGCGTTCCAAATGTTAGAATATTGGGAAGGTATTAAAGCAGGAAGGACAGGAGTTTCAGCACAGACTCAAGGCGTGTCAGCAGATGCTTTAAAGACCCATGTTACAGCTGGTGCAGCTAATGCAGCATTAACTAACTCTCAAGGGAGATTGGAACTTATAGCTAGAATATTTGCCGACACAGGTGTAAGGCATATGTTTAAGTCTATCTATAATTTAATACAGCGTTTTGAAGATAGAGAAAGACTTGTCAGAGTAAACAATACTTACTTTCCCATAGATCCTTCTTCATGGAGAGAAGATCTTGACGTAGATATAGAGGTAGGTATTGGATATGGCGATCAAGATATTAGAGTACAAAACCTTAACAACTTTGCTATGCTTATGGAAAAAGTAGGTCAACAGACTCAAGGGATAATAAGCGACGATAATGTTTATAATCTTATGAGAGAGATGGCTTCAGAGATGGGGATTAAAAATGTAGACAAGTTTGTTTCTCAACCTAGTAACCAACCTCCTCCACCTAACGCACAAGAGCAACTAGCACAGGCTCAAGCTCAAGCGATGATGACACAGGCCAAGGCTACACAGTTGGAGGCAGAGGTAAAAGCTAAACGATTAGAAATAGACGCTGCAAAACTAGAACTGGAGAGAATAGAGACTGAGCATGAGATGGCTTATAAAGAAGAAGAACTGAGGCTTAAAGGTATAGAGCTAGGTTTTGAAATGAACTCTGACAAAAACATTAAAGCATAAGGAAAAATACAATGGCACTACAGAATAACTTTTATAAAATAAACTCAAGTGTAAACTTAGCTGCTACTACTACTTCTGGGGCAACACGATCTTCAGCTTGTCCAGCCAATGTTACACTTGTCCGTATATCTTCAACAGCTTTGGCATATGTAGCTTGTATAGCTGGTCAAGGTGCAACTCCAACAGCTGCCGTAGCATCTGGTGTACAGGTAGATGTTAGTGATTCAGAAATTTTTGTAATAAGACCCGGTGATACGATAGCTGCTATAACTGCAAGTGGAACTGCTACTGTAAATGTTACTTGGTTAGAAGGTTAATAAGAGGCGGTAGGGAGCAACAGAATGGCGACTAATAAAAAGATAACTGAATTAACAGAACTTACAGAAGCAGATTTATCTGATAATGATGTTCTTGCTATTGTAGATATAAGCGAAGATACTACGCATAAGGTTCGTAAGTCTACATTGGCAGCAGCTTTATCAGGTGTGTCACAAGTTGAAGCTACTACTCCCATTGCCGTAAACCAAACTACAGGTGAAGTAACAGTAAGTATATCATCTACACCTACATTTGGTACAGTGGATCTAACAGCTGATACTAGTACAGGAGATAATGCTGCAATAGGATATACTGCTGCTGAAGGACTTATCCTTACTGGTCAAGGTTCTACCAATGATGTAACCATTAAGAATGATGCTGATGCTGATGTCTTAGAAATACCAACAGGAACTACAAATGTTACGGTAGTTGGTTCTGTTACAGCAGCGTCTTTAGCAGGATCGGGTGCAGGACTAACAGCTGGTACAACACCTATAACAACATTGGACATAGATGGCGGTACAGATATTGGAGCAGATTTAACTACTTCTGATTTAATTATTGTAGATGATGCTGCTGGAGGTACAAATAGAAAAGCTGCTTTATCTAGGGTCAATACTTTAGTACAAACTGCTGGTGGATTTCCTTTGACTGCTTTAGATATAGATGGTGGTACTGACATTGGAGAAGATATAGTAGATGCTGACCTGTTTATAGTAGATAATGGTGCTGGCGGTACAAATAGAAAGACAGCAGCTTCTCGGCTTAAAACATATATTGGTGGTTTTACAGATCCTATGACTACCAGAGGTGATGTTATTAAAAGGGGTGCAAGTGCTGCGGAGCGTTTAGCCATAGGTAGTGCTAATACTGTATTAACTACGGACGGTACAGATCCAGCTTGGTCTACCGTTACAAGTGCAATGTTAGCTGGATCAATAGCTGACTCAAAACTTAGCACAATTTCTACGGCTGACAAGGTTGCTGGTGGAGCAATACAGATTGATTCTGGAACTGATGGTACATCAATTACTATAGCTGATACAGATAAATTGCTTGTTGATGATGGAGGTGCAACAAAATACGTTAATGCATCACAAGTTAAAAGTTATGTTGGATCAGGCGCAATGGCTGTTCTTGGGACAGGAACATTTAGCGGATCAGAAACTGGTATTACTCTTACAGGTTTTTCTACTGACTATGATACATATTTAATTACTCTTTCAGATATTAAACCAGTTCAAGATGGCAAGGATTTACGAATGTGGCTTGGAACCTCTGGAGGATTACTCACGACTGACGAGTATTCAAACCTTAACTCAAACCTTTATGAAGGTATGAACGGTACTACCTTTGCTAGTGCTTCTTACTCTAACACAATAAATCAACGAATTAATTTATCTGGAATGGGCAATGACGCCGATTATGGCGGCGGCGGGGTGATTTGGCTGCATTTTCCAACAGACCCGGTTGGTAACAATATGTATTCTGGACAGTTTAGTTATATGTCTTCTGACGACAAGTATTATCAATCATACTTTGCTGGAGGCTTAGACGAAGATTACGACATCACACAAGTAAAAATTGGTTGGCAGTCAGGTGAAGGTGCGAATGGTCGTGTTACATTACTTGGCATTAAACACGCATAGGATAATAAAATGGCAAAAAAATACTATGAAAATTTAAATGGCGTAACGGTAGAAATGAGTCCAGAGGCAACTGAAATTTATGTCAGGCAAGCCGCTGAATGGGATGCTGGTGAGAATGACCGTAAGTTAGAACAAATGCGGCTCGACAGGAATGATCGTCTTAAAGCTACAGATTTTTATTCGTTGTCAGATGTAACAATGTCAGATGCAATGAAAAATTATAGACAAGCTTTGAGAGATTTACCAGCAGCAGATGATCCATTTACTTTTCCAACAAGGCCAGATGAATGACAGTTATAAGACCTAATATACCTCCTGACAGTTGCGCTCATATAGATAGAGTTATAGAGTTAGCAGATAGATTATCAGAAGAATTTAATTCAGATATGTGTATAGGGTACAATAATGTAATCAAAGAAGAACTAGAGTTGATTAGAATTATTAATACACAATTAAGAGAAGCTAGTAAATATTGGTATGATAAACGTAAGAAGAAATAAAGTAATTGACAAACCATTATAATTATGGTACAATAAGAAAAGGACTAGATTAATGACTGTAGAAACTGCTAGCTATATTAGCCAACTTGCTCCAGCTAACCCGGCTGCTAGTGATAATATATCTGAAGGTGACGATCATCTAAGGCTTATAAAAACTGTTCTTAAAACACAGTTTCCAAATTTAGCCACAACAGCTGTTACTCAAACTTCTGCTCAAATGAACAAACTTGGATTTCAAGTAGGATCTATTGTTATGTTTGGTTCTGGTAGTACTCCTTCCACGCAAACTATTAGTGGTGTTAATGATTGGCTTCTTTGTAATGGGGCTGATTATTCTACCTCTACTTATTCAGAATTATATGCAGTTATAGGAACAGTATTTGGAACATCAGGTTCTAACTTTAAAGTTCCAGACTTTCGTACATATTTCCCTGTAGGTGTAGGTACAGGATTTACTTTAGGAACTGCAATAACGGCAAGTGGCGCTGCTGGTTCAGCTGTATTAAAAGCTCAACCTATAAACTTTATTATAAAAACATGATTGAATACAGAGGAGAAAGGTTTTCGGGGTATAACAAACCTAAAAGAACCCCTAACAATAAAAACAAAAAGTTTGCTGTATTAGCTAAACAAGGTAGTACAACAAAGTTAATTAGGTTTGGTGATCCTAATATGAGTATTAAAAAGGATCAGCCTAAACGTAGAAAAAGTTTTAGGGCTAGACATAAGTGTGACACTAGCCCACCTAGTAAATTAACAGCAAGATATTGGTCTTGTAAAAAATGGTAACGAAAGGAAATTAAGATGCCTAAAGCATATGCTGGTCATGTAGTTGGTAACGTAGGTAACAAAGCTGTACCTCCTCAAGGTGGTAATTCTCCAACTGTTCCTTCTCCCGGTAGTGGAAACAGATTTGCCAAAGGAGAAATTGTTGGCAATTCTACATATGGTGGAACAGACGGAGTTATACAAAAACATAAATAATGGATATTAGAGAAAGAGCTAACCAAGCTAGTGCTATATTAAACAATCCAGTATTTCAAGAATGTGTTGAACATACTAAACAAAGTTTAATAACTCAATGGACTAACTCTACTGATTCAGAAGAAAGAGAAGAATGTTGGTTAAAGTTGGATGCACTACGCTCCGTAGAAGAAGACTTAAAAGCTACTATACAAAACTTTAAAATTGAAAACAATGGAAGGTAATTAAATATGAGTGAGGCACAGACCAATCCCGAAGGGGAAGTCAAACAGCCACAACTTAATATGTTCGATGTAATGTTTGGAAGTGAGAATGACACTAATCCAGAACAAGCAGAGAAAAAAACCGAAGCCCCGATCTCAGAAGAAAACTTAGTTACACAATTGCAACAAGAATCTGAAGAGGCTGAAGAATCAGAAGCAGAGGAAGAAGTCTTAGAAGCTACTGAAGATCAAGGTGAGGAAATTGAAGAAGAGGTAGAAGAAGAAGAAGTTCAAACAGAAGCTCCTGCAACTTACTCCGTTAAAGTAGACGGAGAAGAAATGGAAGTAGATCTGGATGAACTTAGAAACGGATACCAGCGGCAAGCAGATTATACACGCAAGTCGCAATCTCTAGCGGAACAGAGAAAAACCTATGAAGCTAATGTACAAGCTGTACAAGCGGAAAGGCAACAATATAGTCAAGCATTAGAAATCCTGGCTCAGAACCAAAATGCTGAGTTAAATCGTTATAATCAAGTTGATTGGGCAGCACTTAAAGAAAGTGATCCAATGGACTATATGGAAAAACGAATAGAATTTCAAGATGCAAAGGATAAAGCTAATCAGGTGCAGAACGAGCGAGTGCGTGTTCAGCAGCAGAATGAAACAGAGATGCAAAGTGTTCTCCAAGAAAAAGTCCGTACCGAAGCGGAAGCTCTTGTAAAGGCACTACCAGAGTATGCAGATCCTTCGTCTAATTTGAAAAATGAACTCAGGGAATATACCTTGGGACTTGGTTTTTCACCAGAGGATGTAGATGGAATAACAGATCACAGAGTTGTCCTAGTCTTACATAAGGCTATGATGGGCGATAAAAGTAAGAAGGCTCCAACTGCAAAGAAAACTAAATCTGTTCCTAAAGTTGTAAAGTCAGGTACACCTCAAACAAAAGCTCAAAAGATTAAAAAGGGTGTACAGGCGAAACGAGAGAGATTGGCTAAGACAGGTCATCAGCGAGATGCCGCAGATGTTTTTCTGGACTTAATAAAATAAACTCTTAACTTTCAACATAAGGAAATAAAACAATGGCACAACCAACAGGCACATACACTTCGTATACAGCGAAGGGTTTGCGCGAAGACTTGGAGAATGTTATATATGACATCTCTCCAACGGATACGCCTTTCATGTCTATGGGTAGTCGCACTGACGCGATTGCCGTAAACCATGAGTGGCAAACTGATTCACTTTCTGCTGCGGCTGATAACCACAAAGAAGAAGGTGCAACACTTACGGCAGCTACTCCGTCAGCTACTACCAGAGTTGGTAATATCTGTCAGATCAGTTGGAAAACTACTCTTGTTACTGGCACTCTTGACGCTGTTAGCAAGGCTGGTCGTAAAGAAGAACTTGCGTATCAGATGTCCAAAAGCGCTAAAGAGTTAAAGCGTGATATGGAAAGAGCTATGGTAGGCGTTAATATCGCCAAGATTCCTATGGCTGGTACAGGCACAGTTCGTAAACTAGGTTCTCTTACTACTTGGGTTAATACCAATATCTCTAAAGCAGGTAATGGTGCTAACGGTGCAGGAGCAGGGGCAGCGGCTCGTACAGATGGTACGGCTCGTGCGTTTACGGAAACTCTTCTTAAAGCTGCTATCGTTGCCGCTTATGACAGTGGTAGTGACATCAAATACTTAATGATGAAACCTTCCCAGAAGCAAACATTTTCTAGCTTTGTAGGTGTTGGTGGTGCGTCAGGTGTATCTAACTTTACAGATACAAATGACCAACGTATCATTGGTGGTATGGATGTATATGTAAGTGACTTTGGAGAAATGGCTGTAGTTCCTAACCGTTTCCAACGTGCTAGGGATGCATGGCTATTAGATCCTGATTACTACGGTACGGCCTTTTTACGTCCGTTTAATCAAAGAGAAGTTGCAAGTACATCAGATGGTGAGCAACGCGCAATCATTGCAGAGTATACTCTCGTAGTTAAAAACGAAGCTGCTCTGGGTGCTGTTTACGATCTAAGCTAAATTCTTAACTAAGGGGAGGGCTGTAATGGCTCTCCCCAATTAAGAAATAAAATTTTAAAGGGATACTTAATTATGTCAAAGGTAAATTTAGCAAATTTAAAAAGAAGAATACAAAATGCTAAAGCTCAAGTTCCTCAAAAAAAAGGATCTAGTATCCGCATGAGAAGGTCTGTTGCAAAAAATAAATTTCCCGCATTAACTAAAGAAATACAACAATTATCTAAGGCTCAAAAAGATTCTTTATTTGGTGTTGGAACTGATCCAATGCTTGCATTTACTCGTGCTAATTTTAAATATCCAACAATTAAAAATAGAAGTAAATAATGCCAAAAGGTTTATACGCAAACATAAATAATAGAAAAAAAGCTGGAACTTCTCGTAGTAAAAAAAATACTACAATAAGTAAAAAAGCATATGCCAATATGAAAAAAGGTTTTCCTAAAAGAAAGGCGTAAACAAAATGTTAAAGAAAAAGAAAAAAGGAAAGAAGTATTAAAATGAGTGATTCTTCTGCCATCAAACGCAAAACAACTTACGACCATGCTGAAGACAAAATTGTACAACACTCTGTACAAGATGTCCAACCTTTATTAGAGCTTAATAAAAAAGAATATAATAAAGATTATATACATGGTGGTGTAGAAACTAAAGAAACAGGTATGCGTAAAGTTGCCAGTATTCCTCTTATCATTGTTGAAAAATGGAAAAGAGATCATGGTATAGATATGATGAATAAAGACCACTGGCCTAAGATTAAACAGTTGCTTAACTCAAATGAATATAAATTTTTAAGAACGCATGAAAGTAATCTCTAATGGCTTTAGGTACTTACTCAGAGTTAAAGACTAGCATAGCTAATTATTTAAACAGGGATGATCTAACATCTGTTATTCCTGATTTTATAACCTTAACTGAAAATAGGCTAGACAGGGAACTGCGAGTAAGGGCCAATATGATTAGAGCCTCTACGACTACTACCGCTGGAACATCTTTTTATAATCTTCCTACTGACTTAATAGAACTTAGGAATATTACATACGGACAAAGCGGTGGTAATACTTATGCCTTAAATTATCTTTCTCCCGAATCTGGGAGTAGAGAGTATGGAGCATACAATCAAGGTTATCCCAGAGCTTATACAAACTTAGGATTAAACATTGAATTATATCCTACTCCAGATGCAGCCTACAGTATAGGTATAAATTACTTTAGAAAGATTACTCCTCTTTCTGATAGTGTTACAACTAATAATATTCTAACTAATTTTCCTAACCTGTATCTATATGGTTCTTGTCTTGAAGGTGCGCTTTACTTAAATGATACAGAGCAGACTAATAGATTTGGAACTATATATCAAGATGCTTTAACTAATGTTCAAGAGTCAGAGGATAGATCTCGCTATAGCGGAACAGTAATGCACATGACTACGCAGGGTGATCCAGGTGCTTTAGTTCGTAGAGGTGCTTGATGGCTACTAATTGGGTCTTAACACAATTTTGTATCATACAGGAATCAGGTGGAAACATAATGACAGAAGAAGGTGATTATATTTCACTGGAAGAATTTGATAATACTACATGGACTGTTACAACAGAGGTAGGAAGTGGTTAAAGAATTATTTGATATTAATGGTAGACAGCAACCTAGATTTTCTATAAATACAGATCTATCTCCGTATGACATGGCTCCTGCATATTTTAGTGCTGGCAATAATGTAAGATTTTTAGATGGTAAAGCTGGTAAAATACTAGGGCATATACAGGTTCTTGGCGCACCGGGTAGTAGTAATAATCCTTATTGGGCTGTAAGCTGGTTACAGGGTACTACAGACCTTTGGATCTATGGTACAGCTACAGGACTACGGAAGATTACAGGAACGACTCACGCAGACGTTACACGGTCTTCTGGAGCCTATACAACAATAGCCAGTACCACAAACAATTGGCAAGGTGGTATACTTGGTGGTGTTCTTGTATGTTGTAATGGCATAGATGCTCCTCAAAGTTTTACTCAAGGTGGTTCTCTGTTTACAGATTTAGCACAGTGGCCCGCAACATTAAAATGTAAAACTATTGTACCTTTTAGAAACCATTTGATTGCTTTGAACCTTACGGATAGTGCTAGTGGTTCAGCGGTAAAGCAACCATTTACTCTTAGATGGAGTGATGCTATACCAGCTGGTGCAGATAACAATGGTAGTAATACTTGGGTTACTTCTGCTACTGCTTCTGAAGCGGCTGATGCATCTCTTACAGGTACTAAGGGACATATTCTTAATGCCATGCAGTTAGGCAACTTGCTTATGGTTTACAAAGAGGATAGTGTATATTCCCTTAACTATGTAGGCGGTGCGTTTACTTTTAATATACGAGAAGTATTTAAAGACACAGGATTGTTTAGTAGAGATGCTATAGTTGACTTAGGTAATGGTCAACACGTTATGGTAACAACTAATGATGTTGTGGTACACAATGGTAACTCTATTAAAAGTGTTATTGACGATCAAATGAAAACATTTTTGTTTTCTAGTATTGACTCTACTAACTTCCATAAAACATTTATGGTACATAATAAAATTAAAAATGAAGTATGGATATGTTTCCCATCGGTAGGTGCTACTGGAGGGTATCCAGATACGGCACTCATATGGAACTATATTGAAAACACTTGGGCCACTAGAGATTTACCAAGTACAAACTATATAGCTAAAGGTTTAGTAGATCCAGACTTGACAAATACATGGGCGGCGCAAACAGGAGAATGGCAGGGTAGTACTCTTAATTGGGGTCAGTTAGCTTATAACCCAACTATTGATTCTCTTCTTATGTGTGGTACAAATGATAATAAGTTTTTCCTAGCAGACTCAGGAAGTACATTTGACGGTACAAACTTTACAACAACATTGGAACGTAGAGGATTAAATGCTGGTCGGACAGACTTAGTATCTCAGATAACTAAAGTTTTTCCTAGGCTAGAAGGTACAGGAACAGTTAGTATAAGTGTAGGTGCAGAGCTTGCTCCTAACATGGGTGTAACATATAATGATCCTGTAACCTTTACAATAGGAACAGATAATAAAGTAGACTGTAGAATTAAAGGAAGATATGCAGCTATTAAGATTGAAACTGATACAGCTACACAGTTTAGATTATCAGGATATTCCATAGAAACAGAAGCGGTGTCAGATAGATGAGCAGAGAATTTTTAAGGTTTGACCCTACTCTTTGTCCTACAGAGATAGAAGATATACCTCGTTTTTTAGACAATATGTTTTTAGAAATTAGAACTGTATTAGATTTGGTAAGGGATGGTCACTTGGATGTTACAAATGTTGAACCTACTAATCCCTATCAGGGAGATATAAGATATGCTGATGGCACTAACTGGAACCCTAGTAGCGGAGGAGAAGGAATATATTTTTACAACGCCGCTGGTGCATGGACTAAGTTATAAGCTACTTAAAAAGAATAGCAATCTATTAAAAGAAAAAGTAGTTCAGTGTTATAAGTATCTAGATAAAGTAATTGAACGAGTAGACTGTGAAGACATTTACAACGCAGATGATTTAGTTAAGCAAGTTGTTTCTGGTAAGAGTGATCTTTGGATTTCGGTAGATAAGAACGATAAGATTAAAGGATGTTTAATTATAGGAGTTGCTGCCTATCCACAGTCAATAGGTATCTCTGCTGAAGCTGTAGGTGGCAAGTTTGATTTTTACAAGTTAGTTCCAATGTTAGAAAAGTATTATAAAAATATAGGGTACGAGTTTTTTGAGATGACAGGGCGAAAAGGTTGGATCAGAAAAATGGAGCCTTTAGGATACACCTTAAAAACCGTAACGATTAGAAAGAGATTATAAAATGAGTGGATTATTTTCATCACCTTCACCAACGATTGTTCAGACACCTTTTCAGCAGCAAACGTCTGGTACTAATAAAATAGAGCCTTACGCTCCTGTTGAGCCTTATATACAATTTCTCCTTCCTGAGATTGGCAGACAGTTTACAGATGATCCAACATTGTTTACAGGAAGTTTAGTCCCTCAAGATTCTGCTCAAACATTAGCAGCTAGAGATTTATACGGACAAGTTGGAGAATCAGCATTGGGGTTAGTTCCTCAGTATAACCAACTGTTTCAAGCTGACTTTGCTAGAGGTACAGCAGATCCTTTACAAGATTCTATTTACCAAGCACAGACAGGAGTTATAGCTGATAGAGCTAGAGAACTAACTGAAAGAGATAAGCAGTTAGCTCAAGAGCAAGCGATACAAGCAGGACAATTTGGACTTGGTAGTACAGCCTTGGGAGAGCTACAAGCATTACAGCAAAGTAAACGTGA